CCACAGGCCGACCGGATCAAAGGCATTGACGCCGAGCAACTCCGTCGCCTTGGCCGTCTCCTTGACCAGCCCATCGACTTGCACGCCGATGTCGAGGTCATCCACCTGATCTGTCTGCGACCGGACCGTCATCGACCGGAAGCCGAACGGGGACAAGAACGCGAGGTCGTTGGCGAAGTTGCCCAGCGTCAGGGGGGCGAGTGAGCCGACGCCGTACAGCCGCTGGTCGATAGCGTTGGTGCTGGGATCGACCGCGACCACCCACGTCTGCACCGATGACGGGAAGAACACCGCCAGCTTGTTCTGGTACGTGCCGACAGCGACACACGCGTCCCCGGTGTCCTGCTGCAGCTGCACGGGCAGAAAGCCGGCATCACTGGTCGTCGTCCAGTCTCGAGCATCGCCGGCCTTGCAATACTTCACCGTCTCGCCGTAGGCCGCGAAGATGCGAGAAGCGGCCTTGGTCACGCTCTTGGCGTAAGGGGCGTCCTCGATCAGCGTGCTCGGCGCGCCGTCCACGTAGTGATGGAAGATAACGCTCATAGGCTCTGCGACGAACCCGGAATGACCGGGGTTGGAATCTTCGGACCGATGCCACCGCCGCCGCCGCCAGAACCGCCTGGGCTGTCGTCCAGACCACCGCCGAAGCCGCCGACATAAACGCCGCTCGGGTCGTACTCGGCCACGACGTACATGAAGCCCTGGAACATCGAGGCATAGTAGACGCGCTGCAGCCGCTGACCGGAGGTAAGGCCCGGCGGGTCGGTGAGTTTCACCGCATCAACACCGGTCGGAGGCGTGAACGTGGAAGTGTCCGAGGTGAAGACCTTCAGCCGGCCGTTGACCGCCTCGAGGCCAACCGAACCAGACAGGCCGGTAACAACAGGCTTCAGCCCCGGGCGTTTGCTGATCCGCTTGCCCTCGTTGATGTAGGCGTTGCGCAAGATCCAGAGGCGGTTTGCTTCTTGGACGTTGATCGGGAGACGACGGTCAAGGCCTCCACTGAAATCTGCGTATGAAATCGCTGGCATGGCTTAAAGCGTGCAGCCCTCGTGACACTTGCGCTTCTCTGCGACGTAGGCCGAGTGGGCGAGTTCTGGTGTATCGAAGTACCCGATGAATTTGCTCGCGCGAGTGGGCGACTTGATCTGAGCCATGAATCGGCCCTTGCGCTTGTCGAAGGTCACGCCCAACAGCCCGGCGCTCTGGTTATTGGCCTGCGCAACCTTTCTGTTCTGCTGGTTGACCAGCCGCGTTACGTCACGCAAGTTCGCCCACGCATCGTTTGCGGGGTTCAGGTCTTTGTGATCGACGACGCCCACGGGCCAGAAGCCGGTGACGTGCAGCCAAACCAACCGGTTCGCTTGATAGAGCACGCCATCAATTCGAACGGTTCGACGGCCCTGCTTGTCTGCATTGCCTGCCTGTGCGCCCACACGGGCGCGCCGGCCGGTTGCGACGCGCCATGTCAGCACGCCCGTTTCCGGGTCATAGCTCAAGACTTCTCGGAGGCGCTCGGCAGTCAGCATTTCAGTCGTCTCGATCGACCACGACTGGCCGCTGCTCGATCGGCGCATTGTTCGTGCGCTGATAGACCCCGTTCGAACCGAAGCTCTGGCCGCGCAGGCTTGCCAGCAGGGTGTTCAGTTGCCCCTCGTACAGCTTCGCGTCAGGCTGGCGGTAGTGCGCCTTGCCGTTGGTGACTGCGTGGAGCAGGATCATCTCGTCGTCGAGCGTCGCCTGGTCGTCGTCGTCTTCGAACGGGTACAGGTCGCGGACGTACCAGACGCGGAAGGTGTAGACCGCATCGGCCTTGGGGTACATCAGGATCTGCGCGAACCGCTCGTACCGCTGAGGGGCGCCTTGCGTGTCCATCGTTGACCACATGGCCGACGTGATGCCCTCGCGCAGCTGCACGAATTGACCGGACACCTGCGACTCGACCTTGAGCACGCGGCGGTCACGATCGCACGGCGTGGGGTAGTCGTACTGGTTCTGCGTGACACCGGTTGCCTTGTCCTCGTAGTCGATGAGGTGGCGCCAGTCACAGGTTCGGTAGAGCTGGGCCTGCCCGTTGGTGAGCAGGGAGTTCATCAGGGGAATGTTCGCCCCGCCGGACGCACCCATGCCGCCCATGCCGAGGCGGGCGAGCAGGGTCGTGCGCAGTGCGCCGAGGGTGCGGTAGGCCATGAATCAGCGCTTCGACTTCTTGGCAGGCGCGGCAGGCGCTTCTGCTTCGACCGCAGGCTCGTCGAGAGGCGACAGACTGCCGTCCTCGCCGACCAGCTGAACGTGAAACCCCATCGCCGCGAAGCCGCGGGCCTCGTCCATCCCGGCGACTTCCTTGGACACCTTGGTGGCGGCGTCCTTCTCGATCATGATCAGCATGGCTGTCCCTTTCAAAGCGTGATGCTCAGTTCTTCGGCCACCTTCAGCAGGCCGTCCTTGGGCATGACCGCAAGCGCTTTCTGCTTGGCGATCGCGTCGGCCTTTTCCTCGGCGCTCGAGTCCTTGTGCGTGGCGGGGATGTAGCCGTAGCTGATCGCCAGCGAGCGCAGTTGGTCTTCGGGGAGGTCTTCCACTTCCGGCTTGCCGACGACCATCGCGAAGCGGCCTTCCTGGAATCGGCCATAGACCTTCTCGGCCATCGACACGTTCACGTCCTTGTCCCGGCCGTAGACGCTGACGAGGCGGTCGTACTCGGCCTGGGGATCACCGACGAAGACGAAGCCGAGCGATGCGGTTTCCGATGGGCGCTGGATCTTGTCCTGCACCTTGTTGAACGGCATCATGTTGGCGCTGGCTTTCGGGTCGTAGCCCTCGTCCATCGTCTTGGGGTCCGGCAACGCCGTGTTGCCTTCACCGAAGATGGCCTCGAGGATCGGCAGTTCGTGCTGCCACACGACGCGGGGCGTCTTCTCGGTCACGTCGCGCGTGATCACCGCGAGCACGCGGCGGGAGAGTTGTTTGGGTTCGGAGTCGGTTCGGGTGCGGGCCATTTTTTGCTTTCGTTCCGGCGGGTCAAAAAGCGCCGAGGACTAGCCCCGGCGAAAGTGCCAACCCGACCCGGGAGAGGGCTGGCAACCGCAAAAAGCAGAGGGCCGCCCCGTACCGCAGGCGGCCCTCTTGATCACGTCAGTGCGAGCACCGCGTGAGCGTTGGCGCGAGTCATGGTGAGCGCGCCCTTCCAGGTCAACGCCCAATAGTACTCGTACCGGTCATACGCACGCGGCGGCTTGCGGCTGATCATGTCGTGGCCCTGGATCGGCCGCAGCTGCAGGTAGCTCGTGTTCAGGAAGTAGCAGCGCTTTTCCCACACCGTGGCGGGGGCGAAGCGGCTGTCCAGCTCCTGGAACTCCGGCGACCACTGCAGGTCCGTGCCTTGGAAGGTCAGCACCGCGGTGCCGCCTTCGACGCGCTTGGTGTTGCTCGGACCGAAGTCCATGCGACCGAACGTGTTCAGCACGAAGTTGCGGTAGCCGTCGATGAACGTCGAGCCGGCCAGCATCAGGTCCGGGCGACCGCCGTTGCGCATGCACTGGCGGTACATCACCTCCATCTGGTTCAGGATGGTGCCGGTGCTGGTCGTGGTCGTCAGGGACGTTGCCACGTTGTTGCGCCAGTAGGCATTCGACGCCACCGCGCGGTCGATGCCGCCCACGACGCCAGAGGTCGGAGCCAGCGACACCAGCGCGTCCAGGCCGGCAATCGCGTCGGTGGACTGAGTGCCATCGACGTGCAGCTGGTAGCTGAACTGCTCCTGGAAGCCGAGTTTCAGGACTTCGGCCTGCTCCTCGATCAGGTTGGTCAGCTGGATCTTCTCGGCGTCGGTGGCCGAACTGCCCATCGAGCCGCGATCGTCGGTGACGATGATGCCGTTCTGGGTCAGCCGGTCCTCGTTCAGCGCAAAGCCGTCATGGCACGAACGCCATGCCCACTGCGCCTGCTCGATGGTGCGGCGGGTGTTGTACGTGACGACGGACGAACCGTTGAACCACTGGAAGTTCGAACCGTAGTTCGTGCGCAGCTGTTCGACGATGTACGTCTTGGCACCGGGCGCCGTCTTCTTCTTGCCTTGCAGGGCCTTCAGAAGGGGGCGCTCGAGCGCGATTTGATCCACAGGCTTGGAAGCCATGTAGTAGTCGAGGCCGATCTTGCCGGCGTCGATGATTTCTTGCGCAGTGAATGGCATTTTTGAATCTCCGAATGGCATGTGGAACCACGCGACCCGGCCAATCCGAATCACGCATTTGCGGGTGACGACACCGCTACACGTCCGCATGCCCTCGGTGAACTGGGCTCACACCGTGATCGCAACGCCTGGTTTAAGGCCCTCGGCTTGGCCCGGTGCTGGTCGCGAAGTCAGCGTTACGCGGCGAGGGGCTTCCCCCACATGGCTTCGGCCATCGATTTCGGCGCCTGTTGCGGTGACGCTTGACCGGTGGGACGAAGGGCGTTGCCGCCAGTCGGCGGCGGCCGGAACTGCTTGGCCGTTGCCTTGATGAGTGAGACCTGATCCTTGACCTTCTCCGCCCACAGCTGCGGAGGAACGCCTGCCAGCAGCTTGTTGATGACGGGCATCAGCTGAGCCTCGACGACGGGCCAATCCATGTCGGAGGCGGCGAGTTCCTGGCACACCTTGTCCACGGAACTGATGCCAGCATCGACCGCGGCTTGTTGCTGCTGCGCGGTCTGTTGCGTCTCCTGGGTGCGTTGCTGGGTGGCCTGCTGCTGCGATTGCTGCATGCGGGCGCGGGCGATCTCGAGCGCTCGGCCTTCGGTGATCTGCAGGCCATCTACTTCGGCGCGGAGGTCGGGGAAGTTGGCGAGCGCGTCCACCTGACCGACTTGGCGGCCGGTCATCAGCGCGATCTGCTGCAGCTGCTGCGTCAGCACCTTCTCGGCGCCGGCATAGTCGCCCTTGTTGATCATGGCGATGACGCCGACCGCTTGCTCGAACTGGTCTTGCTTGACGCCGTTGCTGACGAACGTCTCGCGGATGTACTCGGTCTGCCGGCGGGCCGTGTCGAGTTCGGCCTTGGTCTGCCCGATCTCGGCTTCGCGCTCCTTGACGGTGTTGGCGAGCTTCTGAAACCGCTCCTGCGCTTTCGGGCCGAGGCCTTCCGGCATTGCCAGCGGGTCAGCAGTCTCCGCGACCAGGGCTTGCGCAGTTGCAGGCTGAACCAGCGTTGTGTTCGGCGGCTGCACCTGGCCCGGGATCACGGCGCCGGTTGCATCGACCTTGGGCGTCCAACGGCCGGCTTCGTCGCGGGGCTGCGTTTCGAAGTGGCGGCTGATCGCCTCGAGCATCGAAGCCGGGGCGGCGGGGGCCGTGCTTGCCTGTGCCGGCGGTGTCTCAGCAGCCGGCGCGGAAGGCTCGGGCGTCGAGGCGGGCGCTTCGATCGCGCCTCCGCCTCCCTCTTCACCGAACGGGGCCTGATAGAACCGGCGGATGGCGCGGAAGAGTTTCATTCTGGAATCTCGGGCTGTTGCGGGGCGCTCTGTGGCGCTTGGGGAATGGGTAGGCCTTGAGGCATCCCTTCCATCGGATTGTTTTCAGGCGGCTCCAAACTTTCGCCACGAATGCCGGCTTCTTCACTCGGCTCTGGCGGCTCCGGGAACTGCGGCGGCTCACCCGGCTCCGGGGGCTCGCCCGTTTCGATGGAGTGCTTGACGATGCCGAACGCCTGCGCGCCAATCAAAGGATTGGGCGACGTGGCGATCGACGTGGCGGCGCTGATGTACGCCTTCTCGATCTCGCTTTCGGCCTTTTGCATCTCGCCGGTCATCTCCTGCACTTGCTGCTTGAGCATCATGTTTTCCTGCGCCAGCTTGGCTGGGTCGGGCTGTCCCTGTGCGCTTGCCGGCGGCAGGAATTCCTCGATGTCGATCCGTTCGTCAAAGCGGCGCAGGGTTTCGCGGGCCAGTTCGATCAGGGCCTGGGCGAGCGGCTCCTGCCCCGCCTCGCGGAGCTTGCTGACTTGCTCCATCGTCTTCTCGATGACCGGCATCAGCTTGGTCCACCGGTCCTGCTCCTGCAGTTCGTTCGGCTTACCCGTGGAGCCGCCACGCACCTCGAGCGTGACCTTCTCGAACACTTCCTCGGCGGTCAATTCGGGCCACACGGCATCCTCGCCGGCAATGGCCTTCACCTCTTGGGGCGAGAGCTTGCGCAGCAGA